ATTTAATTAAAACAGATTTACAGAATTTCTTGATTTGATTTTGGTCAATACTCTTCTTGACCAAAAATCACCGTGCAGGGTTCTTCTCCCGGATCCACCTTTAAAAAGGATCGTCCATCCGCGAATGATTCTTCACGGACTTTCATTAGAAACTCAAGCTCCGGGGAGTTCCGATACTCTAATCGGAACTGATTCCCCAGTTCTAAGTCATTCTTCTGATGCATTAAGTTATAAAACCCCTTCATAGGGGATTCAAACACGGCTTTACCATCTCGGAAAATGCAGGAGCAGAACCCAAAGCTCTCACCGTCCGGAACACTAACCTTCTTTACTTTCAAACCCAATTGATGATAACGTTCTTCCTTCGACATACTTTCGGAATACCGTCGGGGCGCGTCATCAACACAATCATCCCCCATAGCAATGGCATTATTAGCCTTAGTTAGGCGAGCCATTATAACTCGCCCCCTAGAATTCCAAGAAGCAGTGACAACACAGCCACTGTTCATGACTCCAAGTACAATAAGGATAAATAATTTGCCATCGGAAGTAGCATAAACAGTCGCACACAGCGAAAACATTGCGTTTTCACACAATCTCTTATACAATTTATGTTTATTCCTGTCGGTCTTAGTTAACATGAAATGAATCGCAAGACATAACTCAAAAAGCCAAAGCTTTAGAGACCAGTCCCATCCGGAAACATCAGACGACTCCGCATTCTTGAGCCATGGACGCACATAATCATATAAAGCCTGCAACTGTTCGTCGCTAGCCAAACCCATTCCGGGTTTTGATGGTATATACTGCCATTCGCCAATCTCTGCGAAATTTTGTCGTCTGAACAAAAGTCCGAAAATTATTTCATCTACTATTGAGCAGGAAGATATTAAACGATAGCGCCCTTGCTCGATTTTCTCGATAGGGTGGGGTTCGTTCTTAACAAAAAGACGGACCGGGTCGCACATATTTTTCTGCACCAACTCTACGGGGGTAAAAAGCTCGTAACAATTACTTGAACTAATAGTGAGTCTTTCTCGAACACAAGCTGTAATTAAACTAGCATGCTTATCAATAAGCTCACCCTTCGTCGCAGCAATCTGCGCCAAAGGAAGTCCAGGAGAAGCTGACCTATTGATATAATTAAATTGCTC